GCATGGCGTGCTTGGTGCCACCGTCACCATCCTTAACTCGAAGTCGAAGGCAGAGAAGCATGTGGCCGTTGACTCCAGGGTGCGGAAGGTCGTAAGACCGATAAGCGAACGGACGAAGCAGATCGATTCGTACTGGGGACGTGACAGGGCATTTGTGCTCCGAATCCTCGACGTGGGACGAAATCCAGATGGGCGACCAAGCCCGCTTGCAGGACGGCATTTCTTTAAGAGTCCTTCACTGTCGGCAGCGAGACAGGCGGCAGAGAGCGCAGCACCGAAAATCGAAGCTTTCATATTGAAATGCGCCGAATCAAGGAATCAGCAACAAATGGGTATCCAATAAGTGACATTCCAGAGTGTCGAAGTTTGGAACCAACCAAAAAAAAATAGTGAAATTATGATAAAGCGAGAAACAAGATGCTTTCCGTCGGAACTAAAACTCCGTGAGGAAAAAGGCAGCCGTACAATCGAGGGCTATGCCCTGGTGTTCGGCGAGAAGTCGGTGCCGTTGTGGGACGAGGGATTTGCAAGGGAGGTGATAGCCCCGGACGCAATCAGCGAAGACCAGCTGCACAAAGAGGACATCAAAATGACTCTCTTTCACAATCGAGAGAGGCTTATTGCCCGAAGCAACAAGGGCAGGGGCACATTAACGCTCGGACTTGACAGCCGGGGGCTTAAATTCTCGTTTGAGGCACCCGACACAGCGGACGGCAACATGGCACTCGAGCTGGTGCGCCGTGGCGACCTGAGCGGCTGCTCGTTCACCTACTGGAGTGATCCGAAGCATGTGACCTACACGAGGGAGCAGGATGAGGTCATCAGACTTGTGAATCAGATTGACCGTATTTTCGAGTGCACGATAGGCAGTGACCCAGCCTACCAGCAGACCAGCGTGAGCGCAAGGGAGGTTGAGGAATACTTCGAGCATGCGGGGCGTGAGGCAGAAGCACCTGCAGAAGCCACAGACAACGTTGTGACTGATGAGGTGGCAGAGGAGGCAACAGAACCAACCAGCGAGCATGAGAACGCACAGGACGAGCCTTCAGAGGCCCAGAACGAGCCCGAAAAAGCACCCGAAAACCAAGAAACGGACGAAGATATAGAAGAGCGTGAGGAACTGTGGCAGGAAGACTACAAGACGCTCACGCGCATCATCAATACGAGATATTAACTTAACAAATAATTTTCATCTTATGGACAAAATCATCGGAGTACAGCAGTACTTACACCGGAAGGACGAGATTGAAATCCGCCTCCGTGAGATTGCCGATGCCCTCGAAGCTGAGAAGCGTTCATTGAACGACAGCGAGAAGGTGGAGGTTGAGGCATTGGAGAGAGAGAAACAGGCATTGTGCCTCCGCATCTCCAGCGCAGACCAGAACGGCAAAGTGAAGATTTCCAGCCGTGAAATCGAGTTTGACAACTACCTCAGAAACGTGCTTGCAAGCAAGATTGCAGACAAGCAGGTGCTGAAGCGTGAGAGCATCGTGACCACAGACGTGAGCGCAATCATCCCGCTTACCCTCAACCAGCTCATCGAGCCGCTTGAGGAAGGCCTGATTTACGACAAGGTTGGACTTCCAATTCTCACAGGTCTTGCAGGTTCTTACGTGTGGCCAGTTGTCAGCAACGCAGTTGAGGCAGCCATCGCATCGGAGAACGTTGCACTCAACGACAGCGACATCGACTTCACCGCAGTTACCCCTGTACCGAAGCGTGTCGGCATCACAATCAAGCTGACTGCCCAGACCATCACACAGACTGAGGGCGTTGCTTATCAGGTAGTGCTTAACCAGATTCCTAAGTCAGTTGCGCGTCTTCTCAACAAGGTGCTTTTCACCACTGACCAGAACAGCAACTACGGCTTTGAATCTCCATTCAAGGCTATCGCCGGCGAGACATCTTACACAGCTGCGCAGGTGCTGAGTGACGTGACCGTGATGAAGGCAGCCAAGCACATCACCATCGCTTCTTCCATCCCTACCTTCACAGAGGTTATGGCATTGAAGGGATGCGTCCTCGCCAAGGGCATCGCTGCAGAGAACCTCGCATTCGTGATGGACGAGTACACCAAGTCAGTGCTTGAGACCACTCCTGTAGACGCAGGAAGCGGACGCTTCATCGTGGAGAACGGCAAAATCGCAGGTCTCCCAGTATTCTGCACGAACTACATCAACAGTCCTGGAAAGACTTACATCGGCTTCGGTAACTTCGGTTATCTGCCACTCCAGCAGTTCGGCGACACCCGCTTCGTGGTTGACCCGTACAGCGAGGCAACAAAGGACGTAGTGAGGGTGACACTCAACGCTGACTGGGCATCCTCGGTTCTCCGTGAAGAGGCATTCGCACTTCTCGAGGTAAAGGGTGACTCACTTGCAGCAACTGCAATCAGCATCCCTGAGACCCTCACAGTGACAGCAGCAGCCGGTGCTAACCACACCAAGAAGCTCACCGCCACTTTGACTCCTTCTAACTCCAACAGCGCAGTTACTTGGACATCCAGCGCACCTGGCAAGGCAACAGTGGACGATAAAGGCAACGTGACCGGTGTGGCATCAGGCTCAGCAACCATCACAGCCACCTGCAACGGACTCACCGACACCTGTACGGTAACAGTTTCTTAACTGTATTCTTGAACCTTACAAACATTCCCAGGGGGGAGGGACTTATCCCTTCCCCTTTTTTCAACTAAAAAAAATACAACGATGGCTGACATAGTTACCAATATGAAGGTGAATTCCTCAGGCTACGAACAAGGTCTGAAGAAGGCACAGGAATCACAGCGGCGTTTTGCGAGGGGAGCGAAGGATGCCAGCAAGGAGGTGGGCACCCTTGGCGGTGCGTTCAGCAAGTTCCAGGGGAGCGCAACAAGCCTGCTCGGAACTCTTGGCAAGTATGCCGGCACAGTCGGTCTCGCAGTCGGAGGCTTCGAGATATTGAAGGGAGTCATCCGTGGAACACAGAGCAGCAGCGACGCGTTTGACCAGGCTATAGCAGCCTGCAAGGTGACGGTGAGCAACTTTTACGCCGCCTTGTCATCCGGTGACTTCTCGGCATTCTCCCGTGGAATCAATGAGATGATATCCAGGGCTGCCGTCGCTCAGGCTGCACTCGACCAGCTGGCCAACACTTTGATGTCGTTCAACTTCATCAACAGCGAGGCTGCAGAGGCACTCGCAGCCTACCAGTCGGCAGCATCTGACAACAAGGCTGGGAAGGCGGAGAGAGCAGCCGCACGCCGTGATGCAGCAAAAAAAATCGACGAGGCTCAGGCGGCAGCCAACACCCTCTTCGATGACACGTTTGACGCAATCAAAAAGGGCATCGGATCAACACTGAATATCCCGACGGACAAGGTGACGCAGGATATGGTGGAATATGCCATCAAGCTGCAGGCTAACCCTGCAACGAGGGATCAGGCAAGGGAGGAAGGCAAGCGCATCATGAAGGAGCTCGGCAATGCTCAGAGAGGGCAGAACGGATTCTGGGACGTGAACACCAAGAGTAACTACGCGTTCATGGGCCAGACGATGGGCAGCGCACCCGGACCGTCGGAGAGCTACAAGCAGAAGGTAAAGAAGTCGGTTGATGAGTACACCAACGATCCGAAGAAACTGGGCTCACTCATCGTGTACGCCCTGAATGACCGATACAGCGACGAGGAGCTGAAAACGGTCATCAGCCAGTATCAGACGGCACTCGGAGCCAAGAGGGGAGCCGCCAGGATGTCCACCCGGTTCAACAGGGTTTCAGAAGAAGCAGCCAAGCAGGCGGGAACCGCACAGAAGGCATTGAATAATGTCGCTCCTAAGACACCAACACTTACGAAGGCAGGGAAGACACTGAAGCCGACAGCAACAAGCACTGGAGGCGGCGGAACGGCCGGCAGACGCTCAGGAAACCTCTCCCAGGAACTCGCTCCACAGAAGGGCTCGCTTGAGGACGTGAAGAACCTCATGAACACGTACGAGAAGATGCGTGACAAGTTTGTGAAGGGTACTGAGCAGTGGAACAAATACAATGCACTGCTGGATCAGGCAAAAGCGACCTACGACTCCATCGTGGGAGTTGAGGAGGAGGATGCGAAGGCACTCGAAGGCTCGCTCACCTACATGGAAGACCTTGTAAGCAACCTGACCAAGCAACGTGACATGCTTGTTGACGGCTCAGACGAGTGGGTGAAGATAAACAGCGAGCTTGAGGAGGCGCAGAAGAACCTGGACGCATACAATGCGAAGCAGAACGAGGCGAAGACCCTGGCAGACATCACCGACATCATGAATGCAGGCAATGCCGAAGTCAACATGCTTCCAGAGCCGAAAAGGCTGTTCACCGACGAGCAACAGGCTCAGGTGAAGGGCTACACCGAGCAGATAAACAACCTCAGCACCGCATACAAGGCACTGTTCGACATCATGAATGACGGCGAGCCGAAGACACAGGAGGTGATGGACACACTGAAGACGAATATGGAAGAAATCAACACGAATCTCCAGTCGTCCAAGGATGCACTCAACCAACTTTTCGCCACCGGCGAGCAACAGCAGAAGGACAACGAGATGCTTGCGGAGAAGCGTCAGCACTGGTCTGACATTGCCAGCGTTGTCAACGGTGTTGGCAGCGTGTTCACCGCAACAGGCAACAAGTCGGCGAAGGCAATCGGGACAATCATCGGGCAGATGGGCGGTCTGATTGGCACCTACGCAGACCTCATCGGCAAGAGTGCAGCGGCAACGGTGGCAGGATCGGGTAAGGGTCTGGTTTTCCCTTACAACATCATCGCCATTACCGCGACATTGGCAGCCGTCATGAGTGCAGTCAGCGCAGCGCAGTCGCTCGCATACGGTGGTATCGTCGGAGGCTCCGACTTCCGTGACGGCATCAGTGCAAGAGTGTCGAGCGGTGAGATGGTGATGAACGAGGCAGACCAGCGACGGCTGTATGACGCCATCCACACGGGCAACTTCGGCGGCGGTGGCGGCAACTCCTACGTGAGCGGTGAGCAGATCGTGACAGTTGTCAACGCATGGGGCAGGCGGACAGGACGTGGGGAAATAATAAGGTAGCCAATAACAGAGATATGGACGATATATAAAAAGACGAGACATGAGCTTGCTAATTGGTAATCATATCTACCGGGCATTGTCAACAAACACCAGTGTGACGGCTATCGCAGGGAGCAGGATTTATCCGCTTTATGTTCCCCAGGGAACTCCGTCGTATCCGTTCGTGGTGTTCACGAACAACGGCATCAGCAGTGACGGGACGAAGGACGGGACGAACGAGGACACCGTGAGCGTGTCTGTGGCATGTCTTGCGAAGGACTATGCAACAGCAGTTGCACTTGCCAACGCATGCCGCTACGCCATCATCGAGGACACCGGCACAGACGAGGGCTTCAGGGTGAAGGCAGTCCGTCTGATTTCGAGCTCCGAGGACTTCGTGGAAGGTCAGGAGGTGATCTACATCACGCTGACATTTGAATTCAAGACTCAGGATTATTAACAACAAAATTTAATATATTATGGCAAAAGCAACAGCATTAAAGGGAAGATCTCTGATGGTCTTCATCAGCAACGGGACTTCGTTGATCCCTGTTGCGCTATCGACAAACTGCACCATAAGCATGAACACCGAGACGAGCGACAGCAAGACGAAGGACGACGGCGTATGGAGTGCACAAGAAATCAGCGGTCTGACATGGGAGATAAGCAACGAGTCGCTGCACACCGTGGAGACCCGCACTATTGACTGGACATTCGACGCACTGTTTGAGAAGTATAAGGCAGCAGAGCCTGTGAACGTATGCTTCGGCGTGCCGAGCAACGACACCACCGAGGGGCTTCCTGAGGCTGGGTGGACATCTCCTGGCACCTACACAGGCAAGGCACTCATCACCTCGCTTGAGCTCTCTGGCAGCGTGGGCGACAACGCCACCGTAACAGTGAGCATGACAGGCGTTGGCGAACTGGAGAAGGCTTAATAACTGCTTTCTATATAGTCAAAGTTTAGTTTATCATTGCGGGCAGGTGAGTGATTGCCTGCCCGTTTTTAAAAGAAAAGGGAAATGAAAGTAAGCATCAAGAAAAAGAAATACGAGTTCTCCTTCGACACCACGATGCAGGTGATGTACGGCTATGAGAAGCTCATGCCCGACCACCCGTTTTTCTCCGGCTCGAAAATCACAGAATGGTTCGTGTTGTTCTACTCGATCCTGATTGTAAGCAACGAGGGATTTGACCTGCCATTTGACGAGTTCTGCAAATGCGCAGAAGACCCGAGCCTGTTCAAGCGCATGCAGGAATACTACGTGAAGCGTGTGGGCGAAATAAACAGGATAGCATTGGAGATGAACGGTGACCAGCCGGATGACGAGGACGATAAAAAAAAAGACTGACAGTCACACAGCTCTACCAGCGGATATGCGGTGAGGGAGGATGCTCTCCAGAGTATTTTTTCCGACACATGACGATGCAGGAGGCTGAGGACTACATAGCAGGGCAGGACAGACGATACCGGCAGCAATGGGAAATGACGAGGCTCCTGGCGAAGCTGATTCATAAAGTGGAGACAGGAAAGGAACTGAAACTGGAATTCCCATGGGACAACGAAGAGGAAGAAGAACGGCCTGAGGCAACACCGGAGGAACTCGCCAAGCTCAATGAGGAAGCCCAGCGGATGGCAGAATATCTTAACCGAACAAAAAGATGAGTTATCAGAAAACACATAGCATCATATTCAAGGATATCGACGACGTGACGTGCGAGGTCGGCATCTACGACGACGTGAACGCCACGCCGACCGTTGCCACCTTCACTGGAGCGACGAACGCCTTCGAGGTGTCGA